GTAGCCGTAAGGATAATACTTTCGTTCCCGTTAGCATCGTCTATTGATGTGGTGAAGCGTGGCCTTGCAGCCCTCAAATTCGTACTGCCAAACGTCATGTTTGTACCATCGCTTGTAGCTCCAGAAACACCGGCTATTGCCCCAGAATTGGAGTACATTACCTGCCCATTCGTTACGGTTGTGGTAAGCGATAGTGTTGGCGTAGTTGTACTGGTGGTCACAGTACCGTCAAACCCATTGCCATCGGTAAATATGAAGTCGGTTACTGTACCGGATATATCGGAAAACCGGGCCACTTTATGCCAGGTGTTGCCGGTGGTATCGTAGTAATGGAGATACCGGTGATAGTATAGCAGGGCGGGGCCTTTAGGTGTCCAGTTGGTAGCCCGGGTGGGTATCAGCAAGCCGCTGTCAATCTGCAGGTAATTTTTATAGCGGTAATATTTAAAGCCGTAGTCTTGGCTAACGCCGGTGGGCAGTTGGGCTTTTGCATATTGTATGCAGATGAATGCCAGTATTGTTATTATGATTTTTTTCATATATCAAAAGACTTTATAAATTTCAATTACCTCTCCGGGGTCTGTATCCGGCGGGCCATATACGCCGCCGTTGAATGTAATGGTGTCTGATGCAAATGGTTTTGTGCAATAGCGCTGCGTATCCGTATCGGTTACTTGGTGTATGGCTATGCCATCGGCAAATAATATGAAGTTTTGGTTTATGAGGGCGGAATTGGTGTAGGTAGTGCCGCCGTTTACCATAGGGGCTCCGGGTGCGCCTACCCGGAAGCGATCAACCAGGTAGTAAGATGAGCATACCGGAGGAATGATGACGCTGATGCCGCCGGTGTGGTAAATGGGGGTGGGCTGTGGGTTTTTCCAGCTGAAGCTGATGTTTCTACCCCGGTTTTCGGTTATATCGCCGCTGGTGTAATCATGTGTTATCCTGGCGCCGGTGTGTTTATCGCCAATGAGGCGCTGCTCCCCGTTGCGGTCTTTTACCAGGATGCCGAACTGGTGGTGCTGGTACTTGCCAAGCAGCAGGGTGGCGTTGTTGGTGTTGCCGGCAAATTTTCCGCTGAGGGTGATGTTGTGATAGGGGCCGCCGGGGCCTTGCTGCTGATCTTCTTTGAAAAACCGGTCGGTTTCGGCAAGGCTAATGGTGTAGTATGATTTTCCGGCAAAGAGTTGTACGCTGTCGAGTATAATGCCGGTTTGGGGATTTATTACGGGCCATTGTTCCACATCTTCGTGCAGGAAGATGAGGAAGCTGCAGATGCCGCCCGGGATGAGGGTGGGTTGGCGGTGCAGGGTTTCGGATGCTGCGTATGTGTTATAATACGGCATAAGCCAAAGGTTGTGCTTTGGCGGGGGCGGGTAAAGGACAAAAATTGTAAATGGTTTATTAGGTTTGGTTAACTGGTTAATTGGGGGCTTGTAGCCATTTTCGGTAGCGGTAGTACCTTTTTATCAGGGCATCTTCGGTGATGTCCTGGTTAATAATTATTTCATAGCGGCTGCAAAACTCTGCCAGTTGGTATTTTATATTATGAGCGCCTTTGCGGCGGTTTATTTTTATGGGCTGCGCATCCATGTGTTTTTTCAGGTTTTCAAGAAACAGGTTTTCAAAAAAATGGGTGGTGATGCGGGTTTTTTCCAGCAGGTTTTTGGGGTTGATGGATTTTTCGGGGGGGGCCTGGATGATGATGGTGCAGGGAAGTGGCCGTTGTTCTTTTTCGGTAAATACCTGCAGTTGGCTGCTGTGGAAGATGGCGGCATACAGGGCGGCATGGATGGTGCTGCGCTGGTGCAACTGTACGGGGTGGCCCAGGGTGGCATCAATGTATTTTTTGATGTGTGGGGCGGCCTGGATATGTAGCTGGTTCACTGTTGCAAATTTAATAGTTTTCGTAAATATCGTTTTATTCGTATCTAATTCCGCCTCCTTCGTCAATCCGCAAAACGGTTATGTGCATGTAACCAACCGGGATATATTGTAAATACTTAGCCCGTTGGATGATCTTAATTTGGGATGGGTCCGTGGATTAACGAAACTCCGATAGCCGTCAATACTATTTTTAAGTTTTTGATTTTCAGCAAACAAAGAAAAAATTTTGCCAACGCTCCCATAAAATTGTTCCAATTTTTAAAAGGTTAAAGTAGTTTGTTCAAACTTTTTGAACCTTGTTTCAGCATCTTTCATATTCATTACTGCCTGTTTAAAATAACTATCTTTCAACTCAACACCTAATCCTTTTCTACCGAGTGAAATCGGGCTATAAACTTCCGAACCAACTCCCATAAATGGAGTAAATACTAATTCGCCTTTGTTGCTGTATAGTTCAACTATTCTATCAATAACATCTAACTGCAAAGGGTGAACATGCTTTTCATCATCTTCCTCACGGCTTTCTTTGAATGGCAAAACATTATCAATTCTAATATCATCCCAAACCGAACTTGCGTAACGCTGCCAAATCAAATGGCTCATCTTGTTTCCGCTTGGTTCACCATCATAATTTTTCCACTTCTTTTTAAAGTCCTCATAGTTGCCGTAAGTTTCAATGTGTGCGGGTAAAAATGGAGTTTCGCCAAAGTATTCTGTAAATCCTTTTTCATGTGTTACAGGAACTAAACTATCACCATCCTTTGTAAATATCAAAACATAATCAGGCATAGCCGTAAAACATCTTGTGCTATCTTCAACAATAAATTTGTGCATTAAACTTTGCACCATTGTTCTCATGCGAACTTTCAAAGGTTCTTTCCAAATCGTAATTCTATTACGATAATGAAAACCGTATTTCTCATGTATGCGGATAATCTCATGCGGAAAATCCCAAAGAAAAGAACGGTTATCAAAAACATCTGTGCAATGCACAGCGTTTATTCTACCTGTTTTTGTAACCCTTGACATTTGCTTTACTAAAAATTCGTATTGCTCCAAAAATTGTTCTTTGCTTTCACAGTTTGAAAAATCTTTTTCGCTACTGGAATAATTATACAACCCAGCGAACGGAGGGGAGTAAACCGATAAATCAATACTTGCATCAGGCAAGGTTTGAATTACATCCATGCAATCAGCGTTGTAGATTGCGTAATTTTCTTTGATAACTTGTTCTTTAATCATTGTGTTTTAGTTTATGAAGTTTGGTAAAATTATTTCTTTGTTAAATTCTTTTGTCTTTATTTCAAAGTTGCTGTTGGTGTTTGCGGTTAGATTTTCAAACATTGAAATTGCTTTGTCTTTTTTCACTTGCAAACTTTGCATTATTCGTGTTTGTCCATCGCTTAAAATCAAATCAACAAACACTTCTCTTTTTTGCCCGAACCTCCAAAACCTTCTTATTGCTTGGTAGTATTGCTCATAAGAATAAGTTGGAAAATATGTTGTGTGGTTGCAGTGTTGCCAATTCAAACCAAAGGCAGTAATTGAAGTTTTGGTAATCAGTTTTTTTATTTCTCCCATTGAAAATGCAAGTAGTATTTCTTCTTTTTTATCAATATCCATTTGCCCTTTTACCTCCTGTGCTTCTTTGTCCAATTGTGAAATCAAACTTGCTTCATCATTCAAGTTTACCCAATAAACACTTGCATCATGGTCAGTTGCCTTTTCAAAAGCCATTTCACAACGGGTTTTAATTGTTGCCCGGACTTCTGCTTTTATCTCAAAGAAATTAACCGCAGGGAAATTGAACATTTGCGTTTGTCCGTTTATTGCAAGTGGGTTTGAGTTTGCGACTATTGTTTCAATCTCAATAAGTTTTGGCAAAATGTGGAGTGCATCGCTAAAACCAATGTCCGAAGGTTTACGCATTGAAATACTCCATGACGCAATCCATTTCCAAAAATCTTTTTCGGCATGAGGTTTCAAATACCATTCTTCCCCTGCACGATGCAAACCTGAACTTTTTATAGTGTTATTATTATTCTTAAAAAACCTTGTTAGTATATCAGTGTAACCCATATATCCCAACGCCTCTGAACTTGTTCCCAATTCAATATAATCATTCGGGCTTGGTGTCGCAGTAAAAAGAAATCTGTATTTTACTTTCTTTAAAAAGGTAGTGATGTGTTGTTTCGTTGCCCCTTCAAAGTTTTTGAGAATAGAACTTTCATCTAACATAACACAATCAAAATCAGTTGGCTCAAAATGTTCTAACCTTTCGTAATTGCAAACAACAATCTTTGTTTTATACTTTCCATCCTTTGAATAAGAAATATCATCAATGCCAAATTTCTCTGCTTCTTTGATAAACTGAAATGCAACTGCCAAAGGGCAAATAATCAGCACTGGTTTATTTGTGTGCTGGATGTAGTTTTTTGCAACAGTCAATTCAATTACTGTTTTGCCTAATCCAGTATCAAGGAAACAAGCTGCACGACCTTTTCTAATCAGATATTCGGTAACATACTTTTGATAATCAAACATTGCATCAGGAATGAATGTTGGTTCAATTCCGTAATTACTTGCAGAGTGTTTTTTGTTTTCTAAAAATTCTGTATAGTTCATATTTTGTTTTTTAAAAGATGCCAACGCACCCCTCCCGTAAAATTTTTTCTTTGTTTTTTCTTGTCCTCCGATTGAAGTGTAGTGGAAGCAACTGTGCATAACAATTAGGTTAGCAAAATTTCTTTTTTGGGGGGTTAGTAATTCTATCATAGTTTATCGGTTTATTAAACTGTGTTTCTTTGTTTCGGCTGTGGTGGTTGAAGTCCCCAAAAAAGAAACTTCGCCAACCCCTTTTGCGTTATGGGCAATGCCTGTGGACACTCTCTATTGCTTTAAAAATTTCAAAGGCTACCTGGGGGACTATTGCATTACCATAGGCTTTTATGCTTTCGTTTCTCCATTTTGAAAAGGTAATTCCGTCCAATTTTCGGGGAAGCCCATCATTTCCGCCACAAACCGGGGATTGAGTTGGGAAGTTTTGCCATTTGTTTCTGCATTCCACATTGATAAATCCATTTGCCTTTTCCCAATTCTGTTGTTCCAATATTGTTCCGTGTGTCCGTGTTTTGTAAGTTGTGCCGTTGGTGTCGGTAGAAATCCCATCGTTGCCATCCTGCCAAGATTCAGGCTGTGGCTGTCCTCCCCGTCCTTTGTTTTCCGTCTCCCCGTTTCCGTCAGTTCGCAATTCGTTTCCGCTTCCTGTGTTGTCGGTGTCGGAAGTAAACCCATTTTCGCCCATTGTTCCGGACTGCTTTGAATTTGCGTCCCCGTTTTCTTGTTGTAAAACTTGCCGCCCTTCTGTTGTATATTTTCCGGGTTCATACCCTTGCTGCAATTCGCCTGTGGGGTCGGGAGTAAGCCCATATTCACCGCCCTGGCTAATGTTACGCTGTGCATACTCCCCTCCTTCACCTGTGTGCTTTTCATATTTGCCGTTGCCCCGCTGCTGTCCATTGCTGTCGGGGTTGGTAAGATGGGCAACAAACCAGACCCTATCCCTTCGGTGGGGTGCGTTTTTGGCACAAGCTGGAAGTACATACGGCCAAACTTCGTACCCCGCAGCTTCCAGGTCAGCCTGCACCTCATGGAAAACCAATCCCCCTGACCAATTAATAAGGCCGAAAACATTTTCGCCCACAACCCAACCTGGCTGAATTTCTCTAATTGCTCTAAGCATTTCAGGCCAGAGATGCCGGTCATCTTCTTTGCCCTTTCGCTTTCCAGCCATTGAATACGGTTGGCAGGGGAATCCTCCTGTGAGAACATCAATTCTGTTTGCATATTTTGTAAAGTCTGTTTTTGTTATATCGTTAAAAGATTCTGCCTGAGGCCAGTAGTGTTTTAGAACCTTCTGCCCAAAGGAATTGCACTCGCAGTGAAATACATTCTCCCATCCCATCCATTCAGCAGCTAAATCAAAACCGCCAATACCGCTAAATAAAGATCCATGCCTACAAAAAGGGGGGGTGTGCCTACAAATTTTAAGCATGCCTACAACATTTTTATTATAATTAATTGATTTTTATGTTATTATTTTGTAGGCAGCTGTAGGCGGTGTTTTTAGCCCCAACCGGGATTTTGCTGCCAAAATGAAAAATTTTGTGCTGGTGTGGGCTGAGTGGTTTCATTTTGTTTAATGTTTGGGTTTTCGGCTGCCCCGTTGTTACCAAGGTGGAAGCCTTCAATGCTGTTTTGCAAATCAGTGTATAGGAACATATCACAACTGGTTATCACTTCCTGGCTGGTGATTTTTTTGTGGGGCTGCTGTAGTTCGCCTATCTGCTCCACGGTATCGAAAAACCGGCGGAAGCGTTTGTCTTTCTTTTTGCCGAGATAATACTTTTTACTTTTGAAATAGTGGCCCAGGTTCTCTATACTGATGCCATCTTTACCGGTCCGCTTCCTGTATTCTAACTGGTATAACTTATGTACATTATTAATGCGGAGGTAGAGGATATATTCGCCGGCATCCCACTGCAGGGCCTTGCCTTCCCGGGTTTGTTCAGCGTGTGATTTTTCAATTATAAAATCTGCATGGTCTTTTAATACCCCGCTTTCATACATGTGGGTGATGTAGCGCCAAAACTCACTGAGGCTGTCGCTGCTGCTTACAAACTGGCTCCATTGTGTGGCCTTTTTGAGGCAGTAGCCGGTAAATTCTGCATGCTTAATTTTTAATGACGGGTAATGGGTGTTTAATATTTTATAACAGGTGGCCAGGATTGCATAGTTATTCATAATGCGCTGCATCAGGGGCCTACCTTTCTGGCTGGTTTGCTTTATCCATTCATCCAACTGAGCTAAGTACAGGCTACGGAAGTTGGTATCAAAATAAGGCCGCATATTTACCAGTTCTGTTAACAGGCTGGTGATGCCTTGTTTGCCCAGTTGTTTTAATTCATCAAAAGCATGTATGTCGGCGGTGGTGCGGCTATCGTTGGGCAAAAAATCTTCGATGATGCTGCGGGTGAGAATTGCGTTGTTGTCGTTGGTTATTATGTACTGCCCCACCAATACAAGGCTGCTGTTGATGCGCTGGATGGTGGTGCTGCGTTTGTTGCTTTTGGCTGCGATGTTCATTTTTTCCCGTCCTTCCAAATCAAAAGCGCCCTTGAATGCCTGCAGCCTGTCGGGGTCGGTGGTGTCGGCATCTACTTCGTTAACCACTGCGGGGCAGTTAATGAAACGGGTTAGGTAGGTATAGAACGCCGGCACCGTTCCCTCATAGGCTATAAAGAAATTACGGTTGATGTAAAACAGGCTGTAAATGGTTTCGGCCAGTACAGATTTTCCGCTTTGCGGCGGTCCGTATAAATACAGGTGTGGGCTGGTGCCGGTTACCCTGGCCACTATATCCCTGAACAGGGTGAAGATGCAGTAGGCTATGGCTACGGTGCCCTGGATGCCATACACCCGGTTTACTTTTTCGGTCCACTGCTGAAAGGTTACGGGGCTTAATTTATAAGTTAATACCCGGTCATTTTCAAACGGATCGCCACCAGTACCCCGTAGTTGTGCGAAGGCTTCGGACTGCTGGGGCAGCAGGTATTTTTTGCCGCCGGATTCCAGGATGCCGTACCCATCAACTTCAATTTTACCGATGCCGGGCTGGTGTATGTAATCGCTGTAGGCAAAGAAGCCGGCTGGGTGGAAGCCCAGGTCTTCAAGCTCAATACAGCGTGGGAATTTGTGCAGCAGTTCGGATGCGATGCGCAGCCATTGCAGGTTACTGCCGAAGATGGCGAAGGAGCCTTCTGTTACGAGGGCGGCCTGGAACTGCTCCCGGCTGGGGATGATCTTTGAGGGAATTTCTTTTACGGCGGTTACATAGCCGTTGGTTATTTCTATTATGTGCCGGCTTTCTTCGCCTTTGTACACATGCATAATGGGCGTAGTGAGGAAGTTGGTAATTTCGGTGGTGTTGTAAGCGGGCCCGGCTTCGGTTTGCCGCACATTAATGGAGTAGTAGCCGATTTTTTTGTTACCCCCATTCCCCGATGGGGCGCTTATTGTTTTGTTGCAAGGGAAGTAGCCGTGGCGGCGCCAGTGCTGTTCATCTTCTTTGGTTACCCATTTGGGCATTTTACTTTCCTGCTCACTTTCGATGCCGCCTTCTTCATCACCGCTGGTATCAATAGCGGCCCGCCTCTTTTTATCTTTCTGCGCTTTTTGTTTTTGCAGTTGCTCTATGGCTTTGGCTACAATATTTTTTTTCAGCTTTAACTGATGTTCTATTTCAGCGGCATAGGTGGTTTGGGCTGTTACCCCGGGTATGCAGGTGATGGTGGCGGCGATGGCATCAATGGCGGCGGCTTTGTCGGCAGGGTTGGTGGCCTGGTTGTAAATATACCCAGCTTTCCAGGTGATAGCATCCTGGTGCAATGAGGCGAAGTGGGTTTGGAGGTTGGGCATGGGTTAAGCAGTCTTGATATTATTAAAAAGGGACAAAAGGAGTTCTGTTTTTTCGATAGGTGTAGAGGTGGGGGCACATTCCATACTTTTTACCAAAGAAAGGCCTGCTTCGTCTATGTGGAGCAGGTTTTTTTGTTTGAGGGTTAATAAGTTGTGGTGGAATATTTCCATAATATAAGGTGTTCGATAAACTTCGCCATTATAGTACAAGGATGAGTTGAACACCAGCCGCAGGAACTCATGCTTTTGCATAAGGGTGGCATTTTGCCATAACCATTGCAGGTTTTCTAAATGATGCAACCCGGACCGGAAGGCCCGCCACTGCTGACCGGCATCTGCACCATGCTGCTTTACCCGGTAATTTAATGCGGCTATCTGGCTGCTGTACCGATGATGGAATTTTTCATAAGTGTCAGCTTTAATCTGGTTGCGGATGTATTTTTCTTCCATCGCTTCCATATCCTGCATGGTTTGCTGCAGTTCTTTGCGCAGGGCCACTATTGCATTTGTGCTTTGCTGCTGGCGCTGCGACAACTGCGTTTCGGCTTCGGATATTAGGTACTGTATATGCTGCTGATTGAAGGATAAGCCCCGCAGCATTTCATCAAACTTTTTATGCATAGTGATGGCGCTGTAATTAGTGCGGGGGCAGGTGTTGCACTTGTAATACCAATAGTATTGCCGCTGGCCTTTGCTTTTGCCTGCTGTTAACATTCGGCCGCAGGTATGTGCCACATTTGCCCGCAAGGGTACTTCATCAGCCATTTGCACCTTTGGATTTTTGCGGGTTTGTAGGCGGCGCTGCACCTCGTACCACTGGTGCTTGCTAATGATGGCCGGGTGCTGCGCATCTATTGTTTTGGCTGGTTCTTTTCGGTATGCCGGTACATGCACCATGCCCGCATACAGTGGGTTAGTAAGTGCGGCGGGTATAAAACTGCGGTCTTTGCTTTTTAAACCGGCGGCTATTGCTTTTTGCCGGATAAAACCAAAGGGGTGTCCAGCCAGGTAATCAATAAATATTTGGTGGATGATGGGTGCCGTAGCGGGGTTTATTATGATGATGGGTTTGTTTTTTTCATCCCTTGCATTAGTATAGCCCACAGGGGCTTTACCTATAAAGCGGCCGTTGCTGAGTGCCTGGTGTATGCCAAACTTTGTGCGATCCCGGATAACATGCAGTTCAAATTCTGCCTGCACCAGCATATCTGCCCGCTGTTTGAAAAAGTAGGGGCTATCATAATCAATAAACACTTGCTCAAATATTGAAATTATTACGATGTTGTATCGCCTTTCAAGTTCTTCAATTTTTTGCAGGCCTTTGGCGGTGTTGCGGCTAAAGCGGTCATACTTTACCACCACTAAGTAATTTACCTGCTTGTGGTGTTGTATAAATTGTTCCAGGGCTTTCCAGTTGGGGCGGTCGAAGTTTTTTGCGCTGCGGCCATCATCTATAAAGGTTTGCTGCAGGTGCATATTATTTTTGGCGCAGTGATCGGTAATGTAACGCTGCTGGCCTTCTATACTAAAGTTGCTTTGGTCTTTAGTGCTTATCCTGATGTATGCTATTGCCTGCATGGTTTACAATTTTACTTACATAAACAGTTGCCATCAGGGTTAGGATTTTTTTTTCGTTTTCGGTAAGGGGCGGGACGGGTTGTAATGTTACAACTTTTGCGGGTTGTAATGTTACAACTTTTGCGGGTTGCAAACATATGGATTTAATGGTTGGTATGGTTGGGGTTTCTGGCATTAGTTATTTATAGTAATGGCCCGGGGCATAATTGTTTTCATACAGCCTGAAGTTTTTGGTTTAATAAAAGGTTTATGTATTCATCTGCATCATTGCTATGCGGCAGTTGTATTACGCTGGTGCGAAGGCCTGCAGCAATGAAGCGGTTAATGTGTTTTAATACTGCTTTTTGCCCGCTTTGGTTTGCATCTATATTTGGAATAAAGACAATATGCCTGGTAAAGCGGGCAATATATTTTATTTGTTCCTCTGCAATTTCTTTTCCGCAGGGGGCAATGGTGTTGGTGAGGCCATTGTCCTGCATGGCATGTGTGTCGGGGTAACCCTCTACCAGGTAGGCAAAGCCCTGCTGCTGTATTGCTTTTTGTGCGGTGTGCAGTCCGTACCACTGCTGGCCTTTCTGGTATATTAGGGAGTTGGGCGGGTTTATCCATTTGGGGTACTTATCATCTTCGGGCCGGTATATGCGGCCGGCGAAGCCGGTTAGTGTGCCCTGTGCATCATGTATGGGTATGGTGATGCGGTTGATGAGGAAATCCCGGCTGATGCCGTTGGTGGTTTTTACAATTCCCATTTCTTCGGCAGTGCTGAGTTTGCCCATATTGATGATCGGGTTGGTGATGTATTTGAAATCCCGCAGGGGCGCAAAGCCCATGCCCCACATTTTTATGCGTTCATCTGTATAGCCCCGGCCGTAGAGGTACTGCAGGGCTGTTTGTCCTTCGGGGCCGTATAGTGCGGCTTCGTACTGGGTGGCACAGTATTTTAGTATGCTGTGCATTTCTTTTTTTGTGTCCCTGGTTTCGGCGGCGGCCTGGGTGTTTTTTTCGTATTCTATGGTAATATTGTAGCGGTCGGCCAGGCATTCAATGGCTTCGGGGTATGTTTTTTTGTCATAGGCTATTATAAAGTTTATTGCATTACCGTTGGCGCCGCAGCCAAAACATTTATAGATGCCTTTTGATGCGGATACCATGAAAGAGGGTGTTTTTTCGTTATGGAATGGGCAAAGGCCCTCATGGTTTGCGCCCTTTCTTTTTAGCTGTATGGCGCTGCCGATGATGTCAATAATATCGGCAGCAGCGAATACGGCAGATATGGTGGCGGGGGAGATCATTTACAGTTCGATGTGTATTATTGAACAATGCCGTTTACCGCTTCAGGGAGAATGATGCGGCGTATCAAAAGCTCTACGGCCACCATAGCCAGTGCATCAGGGTAGCGGGGCGCCCGGCGAACACCTATGCGGACAAACTGTAAGGGCCTTACTTCATGCTCACCAGAAACGGAAGTATGGTAAAAGTTACCTACTATTTTTTCCATATCGGCAGAAGTGTATGCGGGGATGATGGTGGTGATTATGTGGCTATCAATTATGCTTTCTGCCTGGCGGTAGTAATTATCAGGATCAAAAGCGGTAGTCCATATAAAAGCCTGGCCGTTTTGTATTTTCCACTGGTAGGCGGTTTTATCAGAAAGGCCTGCGGCATGTAAGTCTTTGCAGAGTATAGGGACTACAAAGTTTTGGTGTAATGGCAGGTTTAGGGTTTTAAGGTGTTGCTGGATGTCCATAGTGTTGGTTTATTTGGTGAAGTCAATATCTATCTGTGGCTTGGGCATGTACTGGCTGCGCTGTTCTTCCCACCAGTCTTTCAGCAGTGCTTCCTGCATTTTTATATTTCTGTCCACCCACTTTAGCGTAAGGAATGCCATTTTAGTATTGGGCTGGATGCCGGGGTAAAACTGAGTGAGAATCTTTTTAACTTCCGGCAGTGGTTTTGCAAATGATAACCAGGCGGTAGTTTCGTTGATACACCTTTCGCCCTCAAAGAAGAAACAAACAAAGGCTTTAATTTCCACCCCGCCGATAACATTACCTTTATACACTACGTTCAACAAAGCACCCTGTAGGTGCTTTTGCTCATCATATATCCGCAAGTCCGAAAATATAGGGGCGCCAATTTTATTAACGGGGTTCCGGTAAAATGTAAGGGTATTCATATCAAGCGGGGTTTAGTGCTTTCCTTATACGGCGGGTAATTTTTTTATGGGTTTCTATAATTTGGGCAGCGGCATCCAGCACCGGCACAACAATATCCGGGTCGGTTATTTCCCCATTAAATACCCTAACTACTTTTTGAGAATCAATAAAATTTGAATTTAGCCGCATAGCAATAGCCCTTCCGTATTGCTTTGGAAGTTTAGACTTTATGCGGTTAAGGTTAATTACCATTTGGATTATTCGGTTTATTAGTTATTTTTACAGTTGATAACAGATGGTTTGCGATAGTACGAAAATAGCAAATAAAACGAAAATAACACTTTTACTAATAATATTTTTAAAATAGTTGATTCAAATCAATTTTATGAATAATCACTATGTTGCCGATGCAAGGAAGGCTGCAAAAATTACACAGGCTGAAATGGCCGAGTATTTGAATATGGTACAATCTACCTATTCATCAAAGGAGCAGCACAACAGGTTCACAGCCTTAGAATTAAGTAAGATTGAGCAAAGGGTTGGCTCGGCTTTATTTAATGAAGCAAAATTATTGAGGACTCAAAATGTATTAAACGAAGGCCCCACAGAGCATGGCGAAGCGGGTAGTAATTACAGGCAGACACTAAAACTGGTTAAGGAAATTTTAGACCTACATCACACATCTTTGCTTATCCAGGCTGAAATTTATGCTGAATTAAAAAATAAACCAGTTTCAGCGGCCATATCTGATATTAGGACTATTTATAAACAAAAAACCGGTAAAGGGTTGAATTTTTAGGCAATTACAATTCGTTGATATTCAGTAGTTATTAATAGTATAAGCACTAATATTTGTACGGGTTTATGATTACCAATAAATTAGGTGATTGAAATGGGTAGGCCCATACGAATATCTATGGAGTTTTTTGCGGCGTCCCTGTTTTTTTCGCCGGAGGATAATAATTTTTATACAAATATGAATTGCAGTATTGACGAAGTAAATAGCCGGTTTGCTTCACTTATATCACAAAGGGGGGTTTACAAAGTGATTTGTAGAAGCAACGACCCTGTTAAGTTAAAGAGAATGTACAGCCTGGTTAATAGTATAAGGCAAAAAGTAAAGAAGGGAGAAGCAGTTACCATCGACTTCAAAATAAAGTGGCTTATACTAAGCGGCTGGCGCCCGGGCAATGAAGTAGTGCATACAAAGACCGAGGTAATATATTTAATTGGCAAGGCTATAAAGTTGAACAAACAGGCCCGAAGCATGGGACCGCAATTTGTATATGAACAGATAAAACTATCAAAATGAAAATACTTGAAGATAACTGGTAATTACCGCACTCCAAAATCATCACGGCCTACGCCAAAGTTCAGCGGTATCTTTTTCTTTTTTAAAACAGCATCGGTAAGCATGTCAAAGCAATCACTAAAGTGGGTGGTTTCGCTTTGATCCAGGTGCGGGTATTTGGTGGTGTTTTCGTAGGTTTTATTCTTTTTGGTTTCGCCCTTTGTATCTACATAAGCGGCGGCGCCTTCAATACTCTTAATGCTTTTTACACATTTGGCATTGATGCGTATCAGGATTGCGGTTGCATCTTCCTCTTTCAGCCAGGCTTTAGTGTCTTTATATTTATCATAGTGCTGGGGCTGCTGGCCAATATACACCTCCACCACCGCCCAGCGGTGTTTGCGCAGCACATCAATCACCGTTTCTTTATACTTCTTTGCATTCATCCTTTTCCCGGTGGCAGTTTGATCATAAACATAATACACCACCTTTTTTAGGTGGTGCCGGTATTTGTTGCAAAATTCTTCCACCGCTTCATCCAGCCCCAACGGCGCCAATGTGTAAACCTCATCTATAATATTAAGGCTATGCTTACCTCCCAGCACCAGTTTATTTATCTGTGCCAGTATAATAGGGGCAACGCTGTGCTGGTAATCAGCCACCAAAATAATGGGCAGGGCGGCATCATAATCATGCCGGGCATGCACATGCTTTTCCCTGGTAAAGTCCGGGTAAAAACCTTCTTCGGGTCGGTCAGGGTCCTCATTATCGTAAGCAATACGCTTTACATAAGGGGTACTGTTATCCACCTTATCCTTATACCAGTTTTCACCCAATAGCTGTATGCTATCCTTTGCATTAGTTTCGATATACAACTGTAAATTCTGCCGCAGCAATGCCAAGCGGGTTTCAATAGCGTGTATCTGCGGCTTCAGCGCCGCTTTTTTATTTACTCCGGCATCATTGTATTGTAGCCGTAGCCTGTTTAGTTCAAGCTGCAGGGTTATTATTACATCGTTTTTTTCAGGGTTGTTAACCCCCCTTTTCTTTAATAACCAATCTACCTTGCTAAGCTCAGCCAGTTTATCTGTTGCAAAAAATTTGCTTAGGTAAAGCGGGTGGTTTTTGTATAAATGTTCATTACCTCTAAATGCAGGGAAAACTATTTCTTTTAGTTCTTCCGGGTTCAAAAACTTGGCCTCATCAAACACACCATACTGGCAGCTTATACCGTTGGCGCTGCCCTTTTTTGCCATACTTATCAGGTACTGGTTGCTTCCGTTGTGCCAGCTTACAATATGATCATACTTCTTACTGGGCACCCGTATATGCGGCTTTGGCCAGCTGCGGGGCGGCGGGGCGCCAATAACAAAATGCACCCCCTCCACCAGCCCGTATTTACTAAGGCTGTTAAACAGGGGGTTTAATGTATTATCCAGTAAATGCTCAAAGCTTGGGCCGCAAATAATACCGCTGGCGCCGGGCATTTCGTAGGTGCAATCCGCCACATAAAAACTTATGCCATTGCTGGTTTTAAAGCTGCCCCGGCTGCCCAGCAGGTAGGTTTCTTTTGCACGGATAAGCCGCAGCCGCATAAGCGGCTCAGTTAGCACTATCTGCTTTATGTCATCTTCCTGCCAGTTTATGATTTCCATGTCTGGCCGTTAAATGGATGGGTCAAGTTTTACCATGCGTTCTATTATATCAGTTCTTTTACCTTCAGCTGTTCCGTTCTCCATTTCAATTTTTCCATTGGGTAATAATTCATAGTTAATAAACTCATCAGCCTTAGCCATCGCATCCGTTAATTCCATCGGCGCTTTGGGGGCGTGGCCCTGCGGCAGCATGAAAACAAATATCGGCCGCTTTACTGCCGGCGGCGGGTCGGTATCAGGAAGGCTGTTTAGCTGGTAAGTATAAGAATCATGCAGCCTTGCCAGCGCCTGCATTTCCTTTTGGTCCGGTATGTTCTTATCCTCAAACAGCTTTTTGCGTATGCGGGTAAGATCGGCATGTATATCCTGCAGGTGCAGATGCCCAAGGTACCGCTTATTTATTTTGCGGCTTTCGCCAAAAATTTCCTGCGCATTAAATATATCACCATCAGCAGTGCTTTGGCTTACGCCAAATTCATCCATAATTTGTTTGCGCAGCAGGCCGGTTACCGTAATGCCCTGGCTCATCAGCCTGTCCGCAAATTCCAGCCGCTGCAGTATGGTAATTTCATCCGGCTGCAATACAATATCGCCTTCGGTAAGCCAGCGCCTTATCCGCTCCTTCGCCGTACTCAGCTTACTGTTTCCTTTTAGGTATGCCTTCACCATAGGGGCGTTTTAGTTTTTCATTGATGTAATTCATTTCAGCCACATATTCCGTCCACTTTTTCTCCTGCTTCAGTTTCACCTTTTCACTGCCAGGCTTTGACAGTTCATTTTTTAACCGGGTAAGATAGCGCCGCACCGTCAGCCGCCTTTCTGCGATCTTCACATCGCTTACCACCGGTTTAAATAACTGTTCCTTGCCCGGGAAACAATTATGCTTTATGTAGTATTCCCTGTCCTGGTATATGCCGTTAATCTCATCCTGCAGGGCCAGTATGCGGTGCGCCATTTGCCCGGCCTCCATTTCTTTGTTCTTATCGGTTTTGCCCAGCAGCGCCACATCATACAGCCTGGCGCACAGGTTTTCTCTTTGCTTAAACAGCGGTAGCCATACAGCTTTCAGGGCGGCCAGTTCCTTGCTCATTTTAGCGGGCCAGCCATAGGTGGCGGAGCTATTAACTTTTAAGTTTTCGGTTTTGGCATCTTCCTTCTGCTTTACTGCTGCGCTTTTATTCAGCAGGCTTTTCAGCAACTCCACCAGCTTTTTTTCCTTAAACGGGGTACGATGCTCAGTAAACAGTTCCTTCATCTGCTTATCATCGCCATACCGCATGTACAGCGCCACACCGGCATCATAGGGCCGGCTGCTGTTCAGCCAATCTTTAATCTGCTGCATACTGTAATTTAAGACAACCGGTTAGCCGTTGCCTCCAATTTGTTTTTCCAAGGGAAACTGGCCTTCCGCTTTTCAATAAAAAACCGTACCCCGTCAATCATCAGTATATCCTGCCACTGCAACTGCAGGTATTGCACCCGTGTGGGGTACAGCAGCAGATCAGCGCTTTCGCTGCTGGTAAGCATGTCTAAAAAAGACTTCCAGTTCAGGTCATAAAAACCCACCTGAGTGCCGTCTGTTTTCTGCCCCTTAAAGGCAAGGCTCCATTGTGTAAGCTGGTTGCCCAGTGTATCATACAGGTGGTGGGTGGCCTGCGGGTATTTATACGCAAAGCCCCCGCTGGGTCCCAGCTTCCGCACTATCCAGCCAAGGTTAAAACAAAGATGAACCCCCCAGCTATCTTCAGCCGTAAAGTCTTTCCAGATGCCGATACCCTCACAAACGGGTATCATATCCATATAATCATCATACTTTGCCACCCCCACCGTAGTGGCAGTGGTGGTTATATCCTTATTGACGCCGGCAGGGGCATAGTCATAAATATTATAGCTGATAATTTGCCACTCCCATACCGCCTCATCGTTCGGATTCTGAAGGCAGGCATAGTAGTTATTTTCTTCCTCCACCAAATACACCTGCTCATTTAATGACTGTGCGGCCGCCGGCAGGTCGGCCACTCCATCCACAGCGCCCCGGTAATCCAGTTTGCTAATATCAATACCATCCCCGCCGTTGGTAATAAAATTATTCCGCAGTGCATACACCGCATTTTCTTGCAGCACGGGTTTTGGCACCAGCGGGTTGCACCAGTTTTTAATATCCTTCGGGATTCCATTGGGTACATCCGCTAATTTGTTTATTGTGATGATCTTGCTGTTACTATCAAAATCATACCACCACCCAAAGCGGTTTTTTAGGGCTATCAAAAACTCCCCGATGCCGATATTCGGCAGGTGGTTCTTCAGGTCGAAGGTTACGGTGGCCATCGGGTCCAGTTCATAAGTGATGCCGCCGGTTTCCCGGAAATTCGCCCAGTCAATAGCCCGGAAATTAATCAGCACGATCCGATTAAAATCCACATCATCCAAAATAGACCCTTCAATAGTCCAGCCCACATGCTCTACCGCCTGCACCAGTATGTATTTTAAATAAGGGAAAGGCACCAGTATCGGGCCTATCCGCATACCGCTGGCTGTTTGGTACACCTTGTTCATCACATCGCCATCATTGCCCAGCACACCTGGGTCAAGCCCCCAGCTACTGTTTTTAACCGGGAAAAACGCATAATCATAAGGCCCGCCAATACCCTTGGCCACACTCTCCACATGCACCCCAAACTGGCTGTTATACCAGGGGCTGGCATCCGTACCCAAAAAACTGCGGGTGCCACCCGCATCAATATCCCGCATCCGAACATCCTTTGCGTCTTGGTAAAAATCGGCGGCATCGCTTACAAAATAGCAATCTAAAAAAGTGGCCTGGTGGTTATTGATATTAATATTGACCCGTTCCACTTTTATTTTCCCGGCAAAAATAAAAAGGCCGCTTTCAAAAACAGAAGCATTTATACCTGCAATGCTCACCTGCTTTTGAAAAATATTGCTGTACTGCAACAGCCGCATGTTTTTTTCAGTGTATTTAACCTGGAAGGGAAAGGAATAACTGCCATCAATACCCACATCCTGAAACTGCAGAAAGGGGTTGGGCATCTCCATCTGCAGTTCGGCATCTTCGGCAAGATCCAAAACCTCATTATTTATTCTTATTTCAAGCATCAGGTAACGGTTATTTGAATGCCGCCCACAATATCAATATCTTGGTGTTCTGCCTGGTTGCCGCTTATTACCCAGCTATTATACGGCACCGCATTGCTGGCCGCCACCACGGTGGTAATGCCCGGCAAGCCCACAAGGTTAAAATATACATCCGCATCGTAAGTGTCAGCAAGGGCAAAATTGTGTGTGGCGCCGTTAGCAATAACCTGGCCGCTGATAATAACATTATTGTTAACCAGCAGTTGCAGCGTAACGCTTACACCCGTGTTATTCTTAAAGCTGCTGGCATCACCCGTGCCGCTGCCTGCGCCAATGGTATTAAAGCCGCCAATGGTAGTGTTTCCAGGTATATTATCCGGGCAAACGGGGCGCACAAGCAGCTGGTATGTACTGTTCTTTGGTATGCCGGTTACCGTAAACGGCACGGCAGTAAGTAATACCGTTGTCCATACATCCACCTCACCCGGTATGCGGTACTCTATTTTATCAACACCAACGCCTCGTATATCGTCCACATTCAGGTTTACTTCAATTTCGGCTGTGGCGCCACTGGTATCCACATCAATATCAAGATTAAGAATACCTGCATAACAGATATTGCTTTCGCTGGTGGCATTACCCAGGTCAACATCGGCAGGGGTGTAATAAGGCTGTGGCGGCGCCGCATTTTTCCAGGTAACCGGCATGCTGAATATCTGATCTTCGCTGCTGCGCAGCTTGTAATTATCCGTAACATCGAGCATGGGCCACCACTTGCCATCAAAAAATACATACAACTCCCGGCGCACATGCATATCCCGAAGCCGATCCTGCCAGTCTTTAGGCACCCAGCCCACATCACCCCGGTACACCGCATTCTCACCGGGGTTGTTAACAATGCGCTGCGGGGTAATGGCCGTGCCGCTGTAATAATTATATTCTGTTACCCGGTCAATAGTTTCGTAAGGCACTTCCGTAACCGTTTCAATTACACCACGGGCCATAACACTGTCAACACCGCCCAGGCTGTTGCGGTAAGTAAGATTAACCTGGTTATAATCCTGCCGGTTATCCCGTGTAAAAGTAAAAGCCTCACTTACCGGGTCATTACTTACGCCTTCGGTTACCTCTATTTCCCATTCATGTACAGGAGGTTCGCCAGGGTTAATGTTATCAATATCCCACTGTGCCGCACCGGCAGGTATAAAAAACAATGCGCCTTTGGGGATTGGGAGCAGGTATATGTTTTCACTTTCGGCGCCAGTAATACCATTCACCAGCGTATAACTCATTTGAACTGCATGTGCCGGCTCATCCGTGAGATGCAGGTACATCAGGTACATCCTTTCATTATAAGCCGCCTGGCGGCTGCGGGGCATCCAGGTAAGCAGTGGTTTTTCTGCCGCCGCCATATACTCTGCAAAAAAATTATTTCCCCGCCACCGCATAAAATCAATGCCGCCCTTTAAAGCAAACCGTAGTTCAGCGTTTTCCCAGGCCGGGTTGGGGGTTGCTGCTGTAATTTCCCGGTGCTGGATATAATACTGGCAGCTTTGTTTGCGGGCAAACCAGCATTTGCGTTCATTCCCGCTATCATAGCCCGGCAGTTCATACTGCAACACACTATCCAGCAGCGGGCCAAGGTTTATATTGGCAATACCAGCCACGGTGTAATAAGAAAGGGTGGTTATTTCTGTCCAGTCTATATCATTTACCCATTTATACCACAGCTTTACTTCAATTTTGGTGGTGGCAGGCGCATAATACCCAACGGAGGAGTACAACTGATACACCACCGGGTTGCCCGCCCAGCTAAATTCAAAAGGCCTTTTATAAATTGATATTGGCATAGTTGATTTTTAAGGTATAACCCACTTACCGGCACGGTAAGTAGGCATGGGGGCGATAAAAGGAATATCCAGATTCCAGCCGTAGTGCCGTTCAATAACCGGCCCCTGAAACTCCGCCCAACTGATGCCGCTAAAATCAACATACTTCAGCCAGGCGCAGCTATCCGCAGTAAAATCAAACCGCATGCGGCTCACAAAATCCAGCATCAGCAAATACACTTCATCCATACAGGTGGCCACGGCCGCTTCATGATCACCATTTGCCGGCAGTTCCAGCAGTTTGGCAAAGCGGATGGTAACAAACTGCCTCAATTTATTGGCATCATATTCCCCCACAGCCCGGCCGGTAAAGCGTTCTATTATTACCAGGGTATCACCGGCATTATTGGGCAGTTGCTGCATTTCGCCCATGCTTTGCAGTTTAAAAAATGCCCGGCGGCCACCTGCGGTGGTGGTGTGTGCCACATCGGTGTGCTCGATGCATAGCGTTTCAAAATAATCTTGTATGTCGTCTATGTACATGGTTAAACTTTCGCATCCCTTTCCGCTTCGGCTTTGCTTTCCCTCAGTTCAATCATCAGCATTTTTATATGCAGACGCTCCACTTTTTCAAAATCGCCATAAGTGCCCTCCTTGGCCACATTCCGCATCACACTCACAATGCCATGCAGTGCAGGTTGGCCGCTGGCGCCGTTAAATAAATCGCTGTTATCCTTAACCAACTGGGCAAGGCAGCCCTCATACCACACAAAAACCAATTCCTTTACATACTGCGGCCACTGCTTTACCCAGGCAGCCCGCTGCAGCATTTCGCCTTCTTTAAACGGCAGGCGCACATCCATATCCACTTCGCCGCCTTCGGGGCGGTACAGGGTGGCCACCAGCTTATCCAGGGCGCCCAGTTCCTGCGCATCCCTTACGGCCTCAAAATAATTTTGGGCAAAGGCATATTCATTCATCCGCAGGTTATCAAAATTATCAGCGGGGCCATGCAGCCCACGGTACACCGGCAGCAGGTTTTTGGTAAGGCTGCTTTCGCTGATCAAAAACTCACACAGGTAAAAATATTCAGCCTTTTTATCCATTCGTTCACGTAAAAAATTAAACCAGCCGCAGCCGCTTAGTATGCGGATAAACTGCAGGTACATTTGCCCGGTGGTGTACCCGCCGCAAATAACCTTCATCACCCGCAGCGCCTGGCGGGGTGTTAGTTCATTCCAGCTTTCAGGGAATGGCCACAGCCTTTTATTTATTTCGATAATTGTCATATTCCTAAACGTACGCCACTGGTTAATGCATCGTTCCTGTCTGCAATACTGGCGGTGGTATAGTTTACCAGCGGGCCGGCATCAAAAGCGGCATTATAACCGGCGCCTTTACCGCCTACAGCCGCCCTTAAATCCTTACACAGTCTTTTTGCCCTTTCCAGTTGCTGGTAGCCATCCTGTTCAGCCGCCCGCATGTGGTGATCCAGCAGTGGTAGCTGCGGAGCAGCACTACTGGTGCTTTGCGCCTCCGTATCATTTTGCAGTATGGCAAAGCCATCATGCCCGAAACGTACACTATGCATGCGGCAGGTGCGGTAAACGGTTAAAAATGCCATAGCTTTTTTTAAAGCCCTTAATATATCAGCCTCTGCAGCAGTGGGGGAGGCCATGTCAATAAAATAGGTAAACAAAGCAGCCCCAAGCGCCAGGCTATGGTAATTATCCTGCACATCCTGTATCAGCGGCCGCATGGTCCAGTACATCCGCAAGGGTTGGTGCAGGGCATACTGCTCACTAAAATCAGTACCGTTTTTTATCAGCAGTTTACTGTAGCGGGTATATTCGGGGCTGCTGGTCCACAAGGCAAAGCTGGCCTTATTATCATACAGCCAGCGCAGCAGCACTTCCAGCGCATCAAAATACAGGTTGGCAATGCCCTGCTTCATTTCCCGGTATTGCCAGCCAAATAGTTTTTGATCGCCAATAATATCACTCTGCGGACCGGCATCGGTTATCTTACCCACATCTCTGGGCAGTTCATCAAAATAAGCAATGGGCACCAGCATGGCCTGTATTTTTTGGTGCAGCGTAATTTCCAAGCCAGCCAGTGTGTTGGCGGTATATTTTATTTGGATGTCATTATACAAAGCTGTGCCGATTATTGGCACCAGGTACTTGTATTCAACATGGGCAAAGTTGGGCAGCCAGGTATCTTTACTGGTTTTATTCAGCAGCCGGGGGTGGGTTGCCTTCACCTCCGTTACCGTTGTTATTAGCGCCATTGTTATTTGTTTTAGGTTGTACCCCACCGGTAATTACCGGCTTGCTGCCGCCGCCGGTGTCCAAAGTGGTTAATGCTGTGGCAGGAATAATAAACTCAAGCCCGGGATGTTTTTTATGCCATTCGTTCACATACTTGGGTATATTCATCAGGTTTTTTATAAACCGCCTTTCCAGTTCTGTCAGCACCACCTGGAAAAGGCTGGCTTCCCGTATGCTGCTGCCGCCTTCGTTTTTAGTATAGGGGCCATCGCTTTGGTTGCCGCCCACAAGGGCCAGGTTCATCATTTCGGCAATGGCAATTTCAGTATTACCCGCAGCGGCATCCGGCAGCATGGCGCCATCAATTTTGGGTTGTTCCATTGCTTTTATTTCCATGAAGGCCATAGCCCTGCCAAATTCCATATTCAGTTCGCCGCCCACATAAATATTTTTTCCGGCATTGGCTTTACCGGAAAGTTTATCATCAATGGTATCAAACAGGGCGGCTTTCTTCGTCTGCTTTTCAGCCGGGTCGGTAATAGTATCCCAATCCTCATACATGGCGGGCCAAAATTCTTTATAAACAGTAACCATGTAAGCCGGCCGCATGGCGATGTCCGCATGGGCTGCTTTTATTTCGGGCACCGCCTGGCAATACTTTACCCATTTGTATGCTGCATACCATTTTGGGGTGCTGTAGTAATGCTCACCCCGGCCCGGGTAGCGAAAGGTGCTTACAAATTCTTTTATATTGCCACCCATCAGTTCTTTTGCATGGTGCCAGGGCGCCCAATCTGTTAATAGCGGCAGGGTAAATACCTGTTCATTTTTTTCAGCAAAAACCCTATCCCACTCAGCGCTGATGTACACATTGCTGATGTAACCATCCTGGCCCCGTTTTTGATACCGCACCTCACTCATATCCTGCCGCTTAAAGGCGGCTATTTTAGTGCCTTCTTTATTGACCATCCAGCGGCAGGCGCCATTGGCCAGGCCGATAATATCTTCCATCCACCCGGCGGTTTGATAAAAATGGTTACTGGCTTCCAGGAACTCCGTTATTTCTTCATCTTCCACAATCTTATCAATAATACGGGTGCCGGTTTCGCCGCTTGTAACAATAGCGGGCACCAACCCTTCACATAAAGCCAGGCGGCTTTTAATACCGATTATTCCAGTAAGGCTGGCGCATTTTTTAATATCATCCAACATTTTTTGGGGTTTCAGGTTATCATCGCCCCAGGGGCTCCAGGGCATGTACTTGTAATCATCACTTCTCAGTGGTTTTTCCCGCATGGGGCGGGCCGGCATGGCGGCATCGGCGCCTTCCATGTCAATAAAAGCGGCCCGGCTGTTTCTGCCAAAATATATTCCGTTTGTCATACAATACGTTTACAGTTCAAGCTGCAAAGCAGCCAATAATGCACCGGCTTTGGGTGCTGCATGTTGTTTGTGGGGTTGTATAGCATAATAATTTCCCGGTTCAGCGTATTATGCTGCCGTTCCCAGGTTTCTTTGCTTTGGTACATACCCGCCAGCCCGCCCGGTTCAAGGTCTTTGGTAAGCCTTGCCCAGTTGGTTAGCTTTACCAGTTTGCCGCCGGTGCCTTTGGTGCGGTTGCACTCCACATATTCAACAGTGCAGGCCAAGCCCTTGTTAATTTCCTGCACCGCCTCCCAGCGGGTAATTACGGTTTGGCTCATAGAAAGGCAAATTATTGGTTACCTCCTGTTGGGTAAAGGACAAAGTTCGTAATTTTTATAATTATTGTTATATTCGTAGTACAAAAATTCTTAACGTCTTTTGAAGTATTCCGAGCCCCGTTTCCACGGGGCTTTTTTATTGCATATTATTTTTTGAAAGTATAGGCTTGCAAAAACTGGAACAGCCGCATAAGGGATGCCGCCATCATGTTAAACCGCAGTATTTGTTCTTTAGCCTCTTTACTGCTTTCGCTGTATAGTATTAATATACTGTTTTCACAACTTTGTAATTGCAGGCAGTGCAGTATTTCTTCGTAACTATAGTCCGCCTGCAGACAAATAAGGGCCGCCATAATGGCCTGGTAGTGGCGGCGGCTGTGGCCCTGCATGGGCTGGTTAATGGAGGTTTGCTCTGCCTCAGCAATTTTACTGTTCCATGCTTCGGTAATGCTTTCTAAAATACGGTCGGCTTCTTTGGGGAGTAAACCATGTCTGTTGCGCATGTTTTAAAGGTTTAATAAGAAAAAACCTCCACGCTGCACAACAGACAAATACTTTTAGAAGCATTGCGAGTTTACCGGTCTTACCGGCCCGTGGAGGCTTATTGTTGATTAGTGATTGCGTTGCTTCTAAGTACCTAATATATCTATTGTGCAACACAAACCTAAAAAAAATATTTAAAATAAACCCAGCCCCCACCAAACCTAAAAACACCGCCTACAACTGCCTACAACATAACAATATGAAAATAAATTACTTATATCAAAAACATGGTATCGCCCCCCCCTTTTTTGTAGGCAGCCCCCCCCTTTTTGTAGGCATATACAATATTTCAAAGAACAAACTTGCCTCTGTAGTGCGCTATTTGAGCCGGGCATCGGCCCTGATCCTGTTTATGCGATCCTGCTGCGTTTCAAAATGGCTATAAACCAGGTATGCCTGGATGCCTTTCTCTAAAATCTCATTCAGCCGCTGCAGGGCAAGCCCATCACTACCGCTGCCAAACACACCCCCGCCTTCATAATATCTTTTGTTAATGGCGCCGTAGTTCATATACTTAGCGGCTTTGCTCCAGCTTACGCCGCCATGCATACTGTTCATATAGCTGGCCACCTGGCTGGGGGTGCCGGTAAAGTGGTACACTTTTTTATCGGCCATAGTGCGGCGGTTAATGATGCCCTCCCCCGCTTCTATTTCAGCAATCTTGCGGCCGCTGCCATCTACAATGGCATTGCCGCCCTGTGCATGGGTGCGGCCACCCAGTACACCGCCTTTGGAAAATTGTGGTTTTTGGCTTTTGATGGTGGCTATTTGTGCGGCCAGGCTGGCCGTAATAATAGCAACCTCTATCGCCCGGGCAACCCCCAGCGTAAAAATATCTGCCAATCCTGGCCTTGCCGAATAGGTGCTCATAATTCCCATCGCAGCGTTAACGATGGCCTGCATGATGGCAATGCGCTGGTTTCTCTTAAACTGTTTAACGGCAAATTCTTTTTCTTTTGCATCCTGCTTATTTTTCAGTTCATCAATCTGCCTATTATATTCTTTCTCGCTGATAAGGCCTTTACGAAGCCGGGCAGCCAGATTCCTCTCTTTTATATCATTGCGGCGGCGGTCTGCGGCCAGTTCAGCATTTTCTTTATTGGTTCGGGCGGTGGCAAAAGCACCCCATATATTAAATAACTTGTCTGTATGTTCAGCCGTTAATTCAACAACACGTTTTAAATAATTTTCTTCGACTTCAGTTCTTTTTTGCTTGTACTTTTCTTGAATCAGCGTTTTTTCATTTTCGGTTAGATTTTTGTTGGAAAGTTCTTTTTTTTCCTGTTCGTTAAGGAATTTCTTTTCAGCCTTCATCCGGGCTCTCCCCTTTTTTTGTACTACATCTAATTCAAACCCCGCCATTCGGTTGCGTTCTGATTTTTCTGCACTTTCATCTAAATCATCTAAAAGTTTTTTTCGGAATTTTACGAAATCCTCTTGTCTTTTCATGAACTTTTTTAATTCTACTTCTTCAATGGCGCCCATTTGATCCGCTCTGTCTTTTAAGATTTTTGTAAATAATGCCGTGTTAAAATCCCGTATCAGGGCCAGCCGTTCTTTTCCAAAAATTAGATTAATGCGTTTTATTATCTCTTGATCTCCTTTTGCCATTTCCCTTAATTTGTCAAAGTTTTTTCCCAGAACAACCAAAGCAGCACCTAAATCACTCAATCCTCGTATAGATTCTTTGAATTCGAACTCGGAAAGCTCTTTTAATAATTGTTTGCGTTGTTCAGCGGCATGTTTAAGGGCCTGTTCTCTTAGGTTTTTTAGTCGGTCCTGTTCATTCTTCCTTTTTATGCGCTCATCCTCATTTTTTTCAGCTTCTTCGGCTTCTTTTTTATCTTTAGCCACGGAGTCAGCGAACATCTTGTTATTTTCATAAAAAGCCTTTTTAAGATTCTCTTTTTTAATGTTTAGCGTATTAATCTGATTCTGAATTTCCTGTTTTTCATCAACCGTTATTAACCGTCTTCTATTTTCGCCAAGATCTTCAATTTCCCTCTTGGCACTACTTGCAAGGGCTTTTTTCTTTTCAAGCTTGTCAATTTCAATATCAAGACTTTTGTCTTTCTCAGCAAAATCCATGGCGTCCTTGTCGATTGTAGCCTGTTTGGCTTTAGCTAATGATGCCGCAAGGATGCTTAGAGATAGTCTTTCATAAGCCGTTTTTGCTTTTCCGAGTGCAATTTCCTCAGCAGTGAAGTTGGCAAAGGTTAAGGGATAGGTATCCTGAAGCTCCTTTGCGGCTTTTTTCTGAGCATCTATACCTTTTGCCGTATTGGTTGCGGCATTATACAGCAGTTCAAGGTTGTTTCTTTCGGCTGCGGCGTTCTTAGAACCCTCTATCAAGGCATCGTTCATCTTCTTTTGTGAGGCGCTGACACCCGAAAAAAGGTCTTTTAGCTTTTGAAAATTGGCTATCAACAGGCCAACACCTACCACCAAAGCACCGATTCCGGTTGTTATCAGTATAGCCCTTAGCCTCTGAAAGGCTGTTGAGCTTGCCGACACCGCTATTGTCAACTGGTTCTGAGAAAAAGTAAATAGTTTGTTGGCGAATGTTCCCTTTTGGGTAAATTGGATTGCGATTCCCTTAACGCCATTGGCTACTGACTGTATGGCCATAAGGTTTTTTATTGCTTTGGTCACATCTTCCTGACTTGCGCCGAATAAAGAGGCTGCACCGGCTGCGGTTTGAAATACATCGGCAGTAAACGAAACGGCACCCGCAAAAAGGTCAAATCCCCTTGTGTCTGAGGCCATAGCCCTTACCTCTTGCTTTGTGTCGCTAATTTGGTCTGTTAATTGCGCCAATCTTGCCTGTACATCACGGTAAACTTCGGTGTTTTTAAGGCCGGCGTCCTCTAATTCAATAAGCGTTTTAGTAAAAAATCCCAATTCCTGGTTTGCATCCCCCACCCGGGAAGCAATATTTAAAAACTTGGGGTTCTGAGTGATGAGGCTTAATGCACTTAGTTCTTTCCTTGCCTCTGAAGCCTGGGGTGATAGTTTGCCAAATTCGTTTTCCAGCTTAACAACCTTATCCTTTGCCTGTTCCATAGCACCCACTATAATCTTTGCGCTGCCCTCTGAAAATATGCCGCTCTGGGTAAGCCCCTGGCTTTGTTTTGCAAGTCCGGCCATTTCACTTTTCATCTGTCCAAGGACATTGTTTACTTCGTGGTACTTGCGCAATACTTCAGGATCGCCGGTTTTTTTAAACTCAGCGGCACATCTTTTTGCGGATGCACTAAGCTGGTTAAAGGTGGGCAGCAGTTCGCCCTTCAGCACTTTTTCATTTCGCTGTATTTGCTGCTCAGTGAATTTTAGCTGTTTATTAAAATCTGCAATGGCTTTTGGGTCGTTGGTTTTCTTTATTTCCTCATTCAGCTTTTTTTGTTTAGCATAGAGGATTTCCTGCGCCTTTACCACATCATCCGCCACTATTTCAACGATTACCTGCCTGTTTTCAACCTGTGCCATAGTTACGGGTTAAATTTTATTGCTGATGTTACAATGGAGGCGCCGGTGGTGGCCACTATATCGGCCAGTATGGGCACCCGCCTGCCCAGCGTTTCTTTAATAAATGGTTTTTCCCTGCGGTTGCCGGCGCCGGCCTTGCCCAGGCTTTTTGGGTTGGTTTGTTTGCGTATGCCGTAGGCGGTGATCCAGCGGCTGCCCTTGCTGCCGCCCTGCCCTTTGCCGGCGCCGTGGTGTACATAAAACAGGTGGCGGGGCACGGTAAACTTTATGGCTTTGGGGCTGCCATCAACCAGCAGTATGCGGCCTTTTACTTTGGGCAGGCTGGCTAATGGGCTGGGGCTGTTTTGCCGGTGAGTAATGCCGTAGCTGGTGCCGGTTAGCTGCAGTTCTAAGCCGGTATCGGTAACCCATTGCTGTACCTGCTGATTTTGTATTTCAAAAGATAGCGCCATAGGTTTAATAAAAAAGCCCCTGCCCTTTACGGGTTGGGGCTTCGTTTTTTTATAGGGTGCCGGGATTACGCTTTTGGGGATTCCGGCACCTTTAATATTTTGCTTTTTGCTTTGAGGCCGGGGTATTTTACTCCCAGTAATTTTTCGGCGGTGGCGGCGGTTATATCCACCAGCAGGCCATCATATACCCCTACAAATACAATTCTTTTTTCTTTTCCGTTTGCATCCCAGCTGCCACCATACTCATACTTTTCGGACACTTCTTTATCTGTAAACTGTTTTCTTATGATTGTTTCGGCCATAGGTGTCAGAGATTAGATGTTAAAAGGTGGTGTCAATTACAGCGGTGTAGGTGTACAGTTTTTTGCTGAGAATGGTTACAATAAAACCTTTTGTGCCGGTGCTGGTGGGCAGGCTGTCTTTGCCGTCAAAGGTCCAGCTTACGGTTACGGGGTTGCACTCATCACCCATCTGCACATTTTGGTTGGCGGTAATACAGTTGCTGTCTTTTAGCCAGATCGCTTTTTGATCGTTCAGGGAGTTTACCATTTGCTCCACGGTGGCGGCATCAAAGCCCATTATTTCTATTTCGGCCTTCCACACAGGTACTTTAGCGCCTTCATCACCCTGGGTATCGGCGGTCAGTTTTACGCTGCCGATCTTTGTTTCCCACTGGTAGGCGCCTTTGTTGGCGGCCCAGGTATGTGCGATGGCGATATTTGTTGAATCGCCCAGTACCAGGCCGGCGCCGGTAGGGTATTGCCAGGTGGTAATATCACCCAAGGGGCTAAAAAAGAGGGTTGGTTTATAGCCCCCATCTTTATTGGGCTGTGTGGCGGTTGTAATGTTTGCGTATAGAGGCATATTTTAAGTTTTAAAGGTTACAAATTTGTCAGGCAATTTCTTCAATAACCCCCGATTTTTCAGCTAAAAGGTATTTTAAAAGCTCCTTATTGGTTTTTGCCTCCAACGGGGTGCTTTCATCAAAACCTGGCACACTGAAGCGGGTAATGGTGAACCGGTATTTTTTACCATCCAGTTTAAATTCATTAACCGCAAGGGTTTCGGCATTTGTTTTTTTTGTGGCCACTTGAAAAATATTTTTTAATAAGGAGGGCCGATGGGTAAACCAGTTCCAGCCACCGACCCTTCGCTTATTTTATGCCTGATCGTTAACCACCAGAACTTCCGCACCAATATCTTTTATCTGGCAGCCTGCAGGAAACAGTATTCTGTTGCGCAGCAGGTTCAGGTGGCGGGTGGGGTGGCTGGTAAGGCCGCCGGTGTCCGTACCAAACACCAGGTTGCCGGGCAGTGTCATAATTAACCGGCTGCTGGTGCCCATAAAGGCCACAGGTGTCAGTTCGCAATCGGTGCCATCCAGCGTATATCTCCCTTTTTCATCCCTTTTAAATCCAAAGCCGTTTAGGGTGCGGTAGTGCTGCATATATTTACGGAAAAGATTGTATGAGCAATACATTTTGGATGGCATCCTTTTCAGGATAACATCGCTGGCATCATATACATCTTCCACTTTGGTTACTGCGTTTGCATTGGTAATAGCTCCGGTAACTACGGGGGTTATGGTGGCGCCCGCAATTTCAGCGGCTATAATGGTGCCCCAGCCATTGCATATATCCACGGCGGCGGTGCCGGTAGCATCACGCACACCAAGGTACAGGGTGCTGCGCATCAGCGCATCTAAGAAACGCTTACCGGCATGCTCAACCGCATACTGCTCAAACGGCATTTCTGGCAGGGTGGCCAGATAGGTGTTGCGGAAATCTTCTGGGTCCAGTTCCTGATCATACTTAGCCTGAAAAGCTGTGAGTGTGCGGTCAGTAAAAGTACCGGCATCAAAATCATCCTGCTTACGGTAGGGCTGCGGGCCATCGTTGGTTGCAAACTTTGCCATAGCCTGTGGGGTGGTTACGTTGGTTCGTAACTCCACGCCGGCTTCAGCAATATCCCAGCCAAGAAGTTGTTTTTGAAACACTGAAGCAGCACCTACAAAGGCTGTTTCAAGGTTTGTAAAAGTGTAGGTTGGCATCTTTTATTGTTTTTAAAAGGTTTAGATTAATGAAATTATTTTATAAGCGGAAGGCCCATAGCTGCCCGCTTTTGGTTTGCTTCTTTGGTTATTTCACTGAGTTCCGCTACGGCCCCGCCGCCATGTTCATCTTTTTCTTTGCCGCTTTCTTTAAAATCGCTGGCAGGTTTGGCTTTTAAGGCAGCTACCTCATCCTGCAGTTGCTTGATGGTGGCTTCTTTTTCGGTTATAGTTTGGGTGGCGGTGTCCAGTTTTGCTTGCACATCGGTGGCTGCTTGGTTGGCGCCATCCACCTGCTGCAGCATAGCTGCTGTGGCGGATTGCTGACCGGCCAGGCTGGCTTCAATATTTACAAGGTGGTTTCCAGTAAGAAAAACGCCTTCATTAACTGCGGCGGCATCAAAATACTCGCCTTCGGGCACCAATGCGGTTATGTTTTCAAACTTATTTTCCATCATGGTATTGGTTTAAATCATCTTCTTTTTATGTCGGGCCGCATTCCAGGCGGCTTTCTGTATGGTTTGTTCAAAACTTCTTATACCGTCTGCAAGGCCCAGTTTTATGGCATCGGCGGCATAAAACATTTTGCCGCTGTCCCACTCCGCCTGTGTGGCGGCAACCTTCGGCCTTTGTGTTTTTATGAAGCCGATAAATTCATTCACATACACAGCCAAGTCTTTTTTCACAGCTTCATAATCTCCTTTCAGGGCATCCCGGTAATCTTTGTTTTTGTCGGTGCTTTGCGGCGCATATATTTCATGCACTTTCAACCCCTGGCTTTCGTACCAAGCCAGCATATCGGGTATCATTACAAAACTTCCGACACTTCCCATCTCATCTGTTTTACTGCCGAGGTACACTTCATCTGCCGCTGCGGTAATCCACAGACCCAGGCTGGCGGCCATACCGTCCACATAAGCCAGTACGGGTTTTTTCATTTGGCCGATGGCGGTGGTTAGTCCGTTGGCTGCTCTGGCTTCGCCGCCGGGTGTGTCCAGCAGGAGTACCACGCTGCTTATGTTTTCACGCCGCTGCATATCGACCAGCCAGGCACTGCGCTGTATGGCGCCGGGTTCGCCGCACTGGCCGTTGTATTTGGTAATGGGTCCGCTGATGGGGAGTACCCCAACAGAACCGGGTGGGATGTTTGCATTGGGTTTTCCATAGATACCAAACAGTTCAAAACGCCGCATGGTTTTGGGGTCAATGGCAAAAGGTAGTTCCACCTGTTCATTACCGGTACGATCAAAAAATGAAATGGGTTTGCCCTGCAATAAAGAAAGAACTAATGGGTAGTGAGCTTCGGCCCATTCCCTCTGCAACATCCACCGGCCCCTTAGTACGGCGCTGAGTGTATGGTTGAAACTCATGTTGCAAATATTTTTATTAATGCGGGGTTGGTAAAGGACAAATTTGGCCTATTGGTTAATTGGGGATTTGGCTTATTGGTTAATTGGGGATTTTGGGTTTTGAGAAATACGAACCCCCGCTGTGGAAACAGCAGGGGCAACCGAAACCAACTGCGTATGAAAATTGCCAAATACTCCGATCCGGTGAACAAGCCGAAGGTAATAACGAAGTCATAAACAACAGGTTAACATCTTTAGAACAGGCAAAAGAACAAACTAAGTATCTTTTTTTTCAGTTGCTTTATTTCTTCCGGCAAGGTATTTTTGGAATATCTCTTTTATAGTAAACCAAACTTGGTCCCCAACGATTGTACCATTCGCAGGATACCATCGTTGTTGCCATTCCATAAACTCAATACTCATTTCTTCTGCCAGTTGGTTAGTATAATCATCCAGCACCTTAACAGCTTTTCCCAATCTTTCATCTGCTACCGCAAGGTCAAGTATCTTTCTTATCGTTTCATAAGATGTAAGTATGTTGTTATTTTTGTTCATTATTAATGATCTTTTCGGGCTGCTGTTTATAAGCGAACTGAAAGGCTAAAGAAGCACCCCAATTTCAAAGTGCATCCAGTCGTTCCCTCTGTTTCTGCCATACCCAATAAACCCGTTGGCATAAAATATATCATTCATTGCTGCATATTCGGGTTTTGAAAATTGTGCTTTTGGGGCTTTTGTTTTTAATGCGTTACGGTCAGGGTCAAGGTCAACTGCAATGGCCCAACTATGGCGGGAAAGGTAAGACATGGCAAGTGCAGTATTTTTTGCTTTTTTAGCTGCTTCGTATTTTTTTTCAAGCCCCCTCTGTGGCCGGAAATTATAGCAACCTCCGAAATTATCAATACCAAGTTCTTTTATTTTTGCACCTCCGTAATGTTTTAATAATCCAGCGCACACAGACAAAAAGTTAGGTACAATCTTTTTGTGCATTGTTATCTTGTTTGTTTCCTGACTTAAATTCCAGTCAAGCCGGAACGGAAACGGTGTAATAACAAGCTGAAGATTGGTTGGGTCGCCGGGTTGCCCGTAGTGCTTTATTATTTCAGCAGTAGTCAATAACCTGCCCGCCGTTTTCGTTTGAATGGGTTGAGAAACTACAAGTTCTTCGCCTTGTATTTCTTCATCAACAGATTTCCTTATTGTTCCCCAAAAGCCCATTATCTTTTAATTGTTAGGATTACTGAACCGATAAAACAAAGTACATACATTATCCATTGGTTTTTCCCGAATACCCCGTAAACAATCCAACCAAAAAACCGCTGCTTCGCTATCGCATCCCACAGGCCATTTACATTCTTTAATTCATGGGTAATATAAAAATAGGGAAGGGGCGGCTTTCTCATTCTGTTCAGGGGTATGTTAAAGAATACAACCCGAATCAAAAATGCGTTTAATAACATCACCCAATCAAAGCCATCCTTCTGCCATCCTGAAAGCCATGAAATCAATACGGCCAACCCAAAATAAAGCAATGTATGCGCCCACTTCTTCAGCTTATATCCACGCCCCTCGTTTATTGCATTGGCGTGGATGCCCGCAAATAATACGGATATACAAACGAATAATATCCCGGCTACGAATTTCATTTTACCAACCCCTCTCTTGTGAAGAATTTATGATAAATTTTTGAAACCGCCCGTTTCCTTATCAGGGCAAAAACACCCAACGCAATACCGGCACCCATGCCCATAATCACCCAAAACCTTTTCTTTGCTATCTTGCGCCACTTATCCGATTCGACCAAAGCCCTTGTTTCGTTTAGTACAGCGTTCCTTCTTTCAATATTACAAAGGTCAAGTGCCGCTGTATTCTCTTTATAAATCGTATCTGTTCTGATTATCCTTTCCCGTATCGTTTTTTTGGGCAGATAGATACTGTTGATAGTGACGAATACCGTATCAAGGAGAACCGAATACACAGTATCGTATTCAATTTCCCCACCGGTATAAATAGTGTCAAACACAAGGCTGTCCTTTCCCTTTATAATACTATCCCTTACAGGGTAAACCGTAGCGCAATAACCCGCCGGGAGTTCCGGGTACGCCACCGCAGCCCTGCTGAACTGTGATGTCGCTTTCTGCTGCGTGTAACATCCGTACAACAGAATG